TATTAAGTGATTCAGAGATAGAGGAGCTGATAAATGATTATAAGCATCCGACTTCTTATGGTTATGAATATGAACCATGGGATAATATTCTTGGTTTTCAGATTGATGAAAATAATGCTGAGAAATTTGGCAAGACAAGACTGTTGGCGAATATATTATACGAAATGACATTTTTCGGATTTAGCGAAGAAAATATTGACAAAGAACGCAAGATTCTGGATCAGCGTACTAAAGAAATGGATGAGATATTAAAATTACCCAAAGAGGAACAGGAAAAGTATTTTATTCTGTGGGAAACGTTAAAAAAGGAATTAGAAATTGAGGACGATTCTCCTGAGGAAGAATTGCGTAAAAGGAAAGAAATGAACAGAGAAATACTATATAATAATTTACAGTCTTACAGGGTGTTAAAAGAATACGTTAATACTAATCTGAATGAGAATATACAGGGGTATTGACGAACAAAAATATGTGAGCTATTAAAACATAGTATAAATTCAGATAGTAACATACCGAGAGGAACGCTGTTTCAAGTATTGTGTAAACCTTCATTTTAATGGTGTATGATTTTGGATGTACTTTATTGGAGAACAAATGCTTAAGGTATTTGCAAGATTATCAATCAAATACAAAAATACCCCCCAAAAAATTCTTAGTAGTAAACACTCGGATTTTTACTACTATCTTACTACTAACGGTGTCCTCGATTTGCCCTTATTTGCCGTGTTTTGCAGATTACGCTCTTGTCAAGCATGTTTTTTAATCGTTTGAAAGACACCGCAAATACGGGCAAACCACGGCATTTTACGGCTTTTTATGAAAGGAAAAATTATGATTAAGATACTTTTTGTTTGCCACGGCAATATATGCAGGTCGCCGATGGCGGAGTTTGTGATGAAAGATTTAGTTAAAAAGGCAGGGCTTAGTGATGAGTTTTACGTAGCGTCTGCGGCGACGAGTACAGAGGAAATCGGGAACGGTGTACATTATGGTACGCGCAAAAAGCTTGCGGAATTCGGTATTTCCGTTGACGGAAAATATGCGGTTCAATTAAAAAAATCCGACTATGCCAAATATGACTACATTATCGGTATGGACAGTTACAATTTACGCAATATGAAACGTATGTTACCGAATGATACCGAAAACAAAATACACCTTTTACTTGATTGGTCCGACAATCCGAGAGATATTGCGGATCCATGGTACACAGGTGATTTTGATGTGACATACAATGATGTACTTGAAGGTTGCACTGCTTTACTCAAGGAAATAAAAAAAGAGCTTTAAAGCTCTTTTTTTATACCAAACACCTCAAAAATATTATACATTAAAATATAAAAAAATACAATTTATTTGTTACTAAAGCCGAAATCGGTGGTATAAATAAAATAGAAAGGAAGTGAGTTAGTATGAAAATCACATTTTTAGGTGCGGCACACGAAGTTACGGGCAGTTGTACGCTAATAGAAACGAACGGAAAAAATATTCTTGTTGACTGCGGAATGGAACAAGGTGCTGATATATTTGAAAATCAAGAAATCCCCGTAAATCCAAATGATATTGAATGTGTATTGCTTACTCATGCACATATTGACCATTCGGGCAATTTGCCGTTACTTTACAAAAATGGTTTTCGCGGTAAAATTTACGCGACGAATGAAACATCTGATTTATGCGAAATAATGTTGCCGGACAGTGCGCATATTCAAGAAACTGAGGCGAAATGGCGAAACAGAAAAGCAAAGCGTGCCGGCAGGGAAGAATATGTTCCGATTTATGATATGGACGATACTATCGGTGTGCTTCAGCAATTCCGTCCGTGTAATTATGATGAGAAAATAAGAATTTTGGAAAATGTCGAAATAAGATTTCACGATATAGGTCACTTGCTCGGCTCGTCTTGTATAGAAATTTGGATAACAGAAAGCGGTATTACAAAGAAAACAGTTTTCAGCGGTGACGTGGGAAATACAAATCAACCGATTATAAAAGACCCGACTCCGATTTATGATACGGACGATACCGATTATCTTGTTATAGAGTCCACCTACGGAAACAGATTTCATACGGAAGTACCTGATTATATAACATTGCTTGCGGGGGAATTTCAGAGAACATTTGACAGGGGCGGAAATGTTGTTATACCGTCATTTGCTGTAGGCAGAACGCAAGAGCTTTTATACTATATACGTCAGATTAAAGAACAAAATCTTGTAAAAGGTTACGGTGATTTTTCTGTGTACGTGGACAGTCCTTTGGCGAATGAGGCTACCGCGATATTTTTACAGTGTGACGTAAAATGTCTGGACGAAGAAGCGAGAGCGTTGGTGGACAGCGGTATAAATCCGCTTACATTCAGCGGATTAAAACTTGCCGTTTCAACTGATGAGTCTGTTGCAATTAATTTTGACGAAAAGCCGAAAGTTATAATATCGTCAAGCGGTATGTGTGAGGCGGGAAGAATACGGCATCACTTAAAACACAATTTGTGGCGAAGAGAATGTTTGATTTTGTTTGTCGGCTATCAGGCAGAGGGAACGCTCGGCAGAATGTTGTGTGACGGTATTAAGAATGTAAAATTGTTTGGTGAGGATATAGAAGTAAATGCCGAAATTAAAATGCTTGACGGAATAAGCGGACATGCAGACAAGAACGGTCTTATAAAGTGGCTTAAAACATTTAAGAAAAAGCCTGAAATTGTTTTTGTTAATCATGGCGAGGAAAAGTCTTGCGATGAATTTACCGATTGTATCAGAAATGAATACGGCTATAATTCTGTTGCACCATACAGCGGTACTTGTTACGATTTGCTTACAGGCGAAGTTGTTGTACAGACGTACGGCATACGCGTGCAGAAAAAGAAAACTACAAAACGTGCTGCGACTG